GTGCAATAAGAACCCTTTCTTTTTCTAAATCCGTTACGAAAGGTAATTGGCTTCTAAGAGTTTCATCAGAAACAATGTCTTTAAGCTTGATAGCCATATCAGCTAATTCAACTACATTAGCAGGAAGGTTTCTAACAAATACAGGTTGTATATCATTAATCAATTCTTGTCCTTTTAAGTTAAGAGTAGTGAAGCCTAATCTCAATCTTTTCATAAAGGCTTTAGTGAACTTTCTCTCTCTAGTAGAAGTTCTGTTCTCTAGGGAAAGTAGCTTATAACGGATTGCTGTACCTGACAGATTCGTTGCAAACTGTTCATCTGATAGATTAGGTGTTTGGGAATGTTTGTGAATATCTTGTACTAGACGATTCTTGATATTCTCAATGTGAGTATCTTTTACATCCCTAGTGATAAACTGTGCATCACCTGTACCATCTACCATCAGCACCCTGTTCTCTTTCATTTGCTGAATATCTTCTATAGTAGTAGCTTGTAAATCTCTTAGTAACAAGTAGGCATCATTCCAATATTCAACATCATTGATAGAATCAGAAACCACTTGGTCATAAGCATCTATCTGAGTCATTACAGATTCAAAGTCACCTTGTCTTTCATCATTGGCAATGTACTCTATAGCAGGTACTTCACCAAACGGATGGGACTTAGTTTCTGTTACTACCCAATCAGCATAATTTCCTTCTAAAGAACCTTTCATGCGAGTAATGGAGGTTTCATCATATATTTCTAATTGATAAACATTCATACCTGTTACAAGGTCTTTGAAGCATCCAATGTTTACTACGCATAGTAAATCTTCATCTAAGTCAGCAGAATAAACAGCGAATACATTCTTAGCACTTGCATACTTGAATCTGTGTTCACCCTTTGCGTTTATCCAATGGAACTCAAATGCGTGACCCATCATGCTACATAACTTAGCTAATTCAGCATCCGTATCATAGGCATCATTTGCACTAAGCCATGTCTGAACCTTCTTAACTGAATCAGGACTATCTCCAATGTATGAAACAGGCTTACCCATAAAGTAAGAAGCATTCGTGTCTACGATAAGCTTTGCAAAGTTATTTACTACTTTGTTATTAGGCTTTGTGGAATCACTCATTGCCCTGTTTAGGATGTCTTGTTTTCCTATATAGTAGTTCTCTAATACCTCATATTGGTATTTATGAGAAATGAATATTTTAACTTGGTCAAGCAATTCATTTGTTGAAAACTCTCTAGGTAAATGGTATTTTCTATAAGACCAATTTGACTTAGGATTCATGCCGATTCACCCCCTCTAATTTATAATCCCAACATCTTGGCAGACATTGATTTCATTCTGTTCCTAGGCATTATATCTTCAAGTGCATACCTCAAAGCATCAAGTAAATGGTTATAAGTATCTATAGGTACATTCACATACTCATTGGTAGCTTTATCTTTTTTCCAAGTGTAATTCTGTAATTCAATAAGTGTATTAACGCATCTAGGATGAATAACTATTTCAAAGGCTTGGATAAACTGTATTCCGTTTAGAATGGAATCCTTACCCTTTCTAGCACCTCTCATTCTCCTGACACCACTTCTCTTAATCTCTTCAATAGACTTAGGTTCTGATGAATCTGCTGTGATTACTTCGCCCTGATAACCCCTCTTAGTAATCCAATCCACAATCTCAATATTCAACATACCTTTCTGATACATTTCATCAGCAATATAGATTTTACGATTAGGTTCATCAACATAAACTTTAATCAATGTTGAAGGGTCATTTGTGTAACCAAAATCGACACCAAAGTGACACTTAATATTATTCTTACGAAGGACATATTCATCAAAGGCTTCCTCTTTGAAATTGCTGTAGATACCCATGCCTAGTGAAGCGAACTCTCCTAGTGCATATACCTTGTACTTATACGGATTAGTTTCTTTCATGTTAAGAAGCATTGCGATATTTTCCTCAGGCAAGAATCTGTTATGTGTATAATTAGTGTGGCAAACTATACAATCTTTTTCCTTGGGATAACCTAACTCATGGAAATACGGATAAACCCAATTGTCTTTTCCAATAGGGTTGTAGCAGAGGATTATCTGATTAAATCCTGCTTTCTTATTTCTAAGTCTTACCTGTAACTGTTCGTATTTATCCTGAGTTATTTCAGTAGCTTCCTCAACGAAAATGTCTGTAATACCTGCGATAGATTTAATCTTTTCTTCATCATCCATACCTTTGAAAAGTATTTCACTTCCATTAGCAAACTCTATAGTAAGGTAAGATTCTGTTATCTTAACTAAGTGTTGTAATCCCCATTCTTGGATACAAGTTTTGAACTCCGAGAATACAGAATCTCTAACTGTGTTAAGGACATTTCTTACTACTAGGACTCTCCGTTTTCTATTACCACTAAACTTCAAGCATTTGAGTATTGTTATTTGTACAGCGAACTTGGACTTTCCACTACCACCACCACCATAAAATACAATGGTTCTAGTTTTGTAATCATCAAGTAAGTTCTTTGTAACTCCATCTGCCAACGGATAGTTAAGATAAATGCCATTGAATATATCAGGATTAATGTTAAGCTTGATGTTGTTTTGTCTTATATCCATTTATCTCACTTCCTCCTTTGCAGACTAAAAAGAATACCTAGAGTAAGAAGGAAAAAGAAACGGAAGCAAGGCTGAACATTTGAAGTCCAACCTTACACAAATCCCTAGGTACTCTTTTTAATTTGCAAACTAACACCACAGTATCCAAACCACTCCACCTCCTACTAGTGAGTGGCTTCTTGGGGAATAAAAAACCTTCCTCGCATTGGTACTTGGAGATTATGGGTAAATACTCAAATTCATTTAAACCACACTCAAACCCTTAGAACAATGTGGAAGTTTTTCTGTAGCCTAACATTGGGGTAATGCTTAACTAGTCACATTACACTTATTACTACGAAGGATATGGTAGTTGTTGTAGGACTTGAACCTACGACCAATTGCATATAAGGCAACCACTCTGACCAACTGAGTTAAACAACCACATTAATGGAGGTAGAAAAGGGACTCGAACCCTTAACCTCTTGATTACAAGTCAAGTACACTACCAATTGTGTTATCCCACCAAAATTAACCTCCTAATAATCATCCCTGTTAGGAGGAAACAGTTTCGCAATTGTCTTATTTAGGACACCGAATCTTATTCTATATCTTCTGCTTCTTCATCATTAGAGAAGCCAATATTGAATACAGTTTCGGTTCTCACTTCTTGAACATCCGTAAACAATTTATAATGCTTACCTAATAACTCTAATGCTTTAGTTCTATCTTTGATTAATGTATCTTTAGAAGCCACATCACCACTAGGTAAAACTACTTCTTCTCTTGTGTCACCTCTAGCAATTTTCGTAAGTCTTTCCATTACTTCTTGCTTTCTAGCAACCCTGTCTGAACGAAGGGAATCATTAAGCCAATCCATATAAGCTTGGACATCTTCTCTTGCTAGGATTCTGTATGCATGACGAGGTGTGAACCCTACAGCATTAGCAGACCTACTAGCATTCAAGTCAACTACGTACTCTTCTGCAAAGGCTTTATGTTTCTCTGATAGAGTTGAGAGGTCAATGGCATTATAAATGTTAGGGCATTTATCTTCCATATACATACCTCCGTTTATAAAGAATATATTACTTTGTAGTAACTATCTCCGTAGGAGATAAATTACTTATTATTTTAAATACTCTCTATAGTAATTTAACAAGTGAAAGACATTACAATGGGACAAAAGGGTATTAAAAAGGACACCCTTAACGGAAATATCTAAATTAATAAATATCTCTGTTAAAAGTGTCCCATACTGTGCTATTTACTTGTTAAATTACTATAGGGCATTTATCTTTTTAATAAAAACTCCGTTTTACTATCTTATAAACTAAACCTTTATTTCTTATATTTAATCTTCCATATAACATAACCTGAAATCATACCTACTACTATTCCTGATAAAAAGTATGTCAATTAATTTCCTCCTTAAAGCTTTTCCAATAACTTATTCATAATAGTTCTGTCATTGGTTAAGTTCTCTATCTGAACGGATTGTATTTGAACAAGTGATATTAGTTTTGCTAACAAAGCCTGTTGTTTAGCATTCTCAATGTCAAAATGCTTAATAGATGTACTATGTTCCATAGATAGTTTTTCAAACCTTACAATTGCCCCTTCAAAATACTCTTCCCAAAGAATATCCTTTTCTTGGTGAAGTCCCTCATGAGTTGCTTCCGTTTCCGTACTACCTGTCTTACCCCTAACTTTTCTCCATTTCCATTCAGAAGCATTCACATTAGCTTCCTTGTTAGTTTCCTCTTTGCCATCTTCAAACTTATACTTTAACATAATTGTTTCAGTAGCTTCATCATACCATCTTTCTAATATCTCAAACTTGCCACCACCATTTTCATGTTTACTTCCAATCGCATATTTTTTACTTTCTTTTAATCCCACAGCCATTACACACTCCACTCCATTATTCTTGACCTTATTATAATCTCTTGTTTTTTAAGTTCAACCAACTGTTGACGGATATTATCATCCTCATGTAATTCCAAAACTGTTTCAGCCATATCTATAGCTTCTCTAATTTGCACCAATTCCATACGTAAATCATCTAATTTTTCCATTTTGTAAATTCCCCCTTGGTTAAATTTGGTTATGAGAAGATTGTACTAATAGTTATCATAAAAGTCAAGTTAATATTCGTTAACAAAGATAAAAAAAGGGAAAGAATTTAATCTCACCCTTAATAGAACATTTTTACTATTTCATTTACTTTATCCCATTCTTCCGTTTTATTACCTTTTACTAATGAATTTTTCTTTGCCCATGATTCCCAAGACTTGATACGGACTTTAATATCTTCTATATCCGTTGATACCACTTCAACTACCCTTAACTCACCTTCGACACCTGTTTCATTTATACAAAAGATTCTTACAGGCGAATCTGTTTGACCTTCTATAAACCAAGTACAAGTTTTTTGAAATTTAGCTTGTCTAATGGCTTTCATTACTTGCCCTTTTGACATTGCCTTGAAGCTTTGCTTAAACTCTAGTGCTAATCCCCTACCATCAATTTCAGTATGTCCATCTGTATCTGAGAATCCGTTTCTACCTGATAAACCTTCTGAGAATGGATTGAGTGACCATAGACCTTGCATCATACCTTTTAATGAACGGATGGCTGTACAA